TGGAACGCTCGCTGCTTCAGGTAACGTAGATTTTAATGGCGATTTAGATGTAGACGGCACAACCAACCTAGATGTTGTAGATATTGATGGGGCGGTGGATATGGCATCCACGCTGGCAGTTTCTGGCAACGTCGGCATCGGCGAAACCTCACCAGGCGAAAAACTCCACGTAAAAGACACCGCTTCTACGTTTGTTCTTCTTGAACGTGCCGCAGCAACCGACAGTGCAGGAATTAAATTTAAAACAGGAGGAACAGAAAATTGGAGAATTGGCTCTGGCGACAGCGACTACGTTGGAGACGGAAGTTCGTTTGCTTTTTCTACAGCGTATAATGCACCCAAAGTAGTCATTAGTAGCGCAGGAAATCTTGGCGTAGGAGACACAACACCCTCTGATAAATTATCTGTTACTGGAGATGCAGCAATTAGCGGATCTATATCAAAGGGTAGTGGATCATTCAAAATTCCCCATCCACTAGAATCTAAGAAAGATACTCACAACCTTGTTCACTCTTTCTTGGAAGGGCCACAAGCTGATTTGCTTTACAGAGGTCGTGTTGACTTGGTTGATGGTGTTGCATCAGTAAACATAGACATGGCATCAGATATGACAGATGGAACATTTGTTGTTCTTTGTCGTGATGTGCAAAGCTTTACCACCAACGAGTCTGGTTGGACTGCTGTACGCTCTAGTGTTGACGGGAACATCCTTACTATTGAAGCTCAGGACAACACCTGCACCGATTCTATTAGCTGGATGGTTGTTGGTGAGCGTCAAGACCAACATATGCATGACACTAATTGGACTGACGAAAACGGTAAGGTTATTGTTGAGCCTTTGACTCCACCACCACCGCCACCACCACCAGAACCAGAGCCAGAAGAAGAGGAAGAACCCACTGAAGAAGAATGATAAGCATTTCACACGTTACAGAAAGATCTTTACCGGAACTGTCGGATTGTATGTTGGCAGACAACCACAATGTGGTTATGCCCACTCACATCTTCCGCAAAGATGGCGACATCATTGGATCTGCTAGTGTTGGTGCTGCACCACTTGTTTGGTGGTGGATGGATAGCAAAAGGGCAAAGGCGTTGGACAGTGTTAGGGCTATCAAGAAACTAGAGAGCGAGTATGCCTCTCATGGCGTTCACCGTGCTTTTATAATGTGTGACAAGGGCAGCAATTTTTTCCCCAACATGGAACGTCTTGGAAACAAGAAGATGTGGGAAGGTGTAATGTACTATAGAGACTTTAAATAATAATAGATATGGGTAGCACAAGAATAGAAGCTCCACAGATTGATCCAATAAATGTAGCTCAACAAATAAAGGACACTTCTAGGGCTTACAAAGAAGCAACTCCAGACATCATTGCGGCTGAACGCGCATTGCGTGGACCAATGCAAGACCTTGCTTTGCAGGATGCCTTCAAGGCTTTGATGGGAGGTGTTACTCCTGCCATGCGGAGGGACGTTGAAGCCAAAGAGCAGCAGTTTCAAACCGCCCAACGAGAACGAGCTTCCGCGGAGCAAGATATACAATCAAGAATTGATACACTAAATGGAAAGACTGGGTATGATGATGCATCAGAAATAGCACGTCTGAACAATCTTAGAGATGAGTATCAAGACCTTGTTGGAAACAATGACGAGAACAAGGAGGCGTATCAAGCAACACTAAATACCATTAACGCAGAGATAGCGTTTACTCCCGAACAAAGAGAGGAACGCTTTGCTGGACAACAAAGAGAAAGAAACGCTCAAGAGGTTGAAAATCTTGCATCGGAACTTCAGGGATTAAAAGAAAGCGGCGATTTAAGCGATGATGCCATTGCAACACTGGAAAGCAATTTCAATGCCGCTGCTGATTCTGTATTAGATGCTAACCCAGGAATGCTTGAACTGTCCAAGAAGGCAGTTGAAAGCCAAGCAAGGGTGGGCAGGAAACTAAAAGACGCTGCGGCCAAGGGTGAGTTTCAGACAATAAGCGAACTGGCTCCCGATCTTGTAAAACTTTACAGGGAGTCTGATCCAGGTTCTCAGAATCTTGCAGATATTGCTTCTCAACGAGCAGAGCAACTAAGCACCCAGAGCCCTTCAGAGGCACAGGCGAGCTTTAGAACTCTTGCTACAAATTTATCTGAACGTGGAGACCCCACTACACAGGCACAAGCTGGAGTTGGCGCAGCAAGGGAGGGCCTTCAGGCCGCTGGAGCCAATCTTGGTGCAGCTCAGACCGACCTTGCAAGCCTCGCTGAAACAGTGGGTCAAAGAGTTCCTGGTGGAGATCTTGGTACAGCAGCCAGAGAGGGCATACAGGCTCTTATGGGTGGAGCGGCTCTGGGGCAGACAGCCGATCAGCAAACTGTTGCTCAGCAAATTGGTCAACTGTTACAGGGTCCACAAGCAGGTGCAGCAGAACAGCGTTTGCTTGATGTTGCTGGACAGGGGCCATCGGCTGCTGAACGACAACTTCTACAAGCTGCTAGAGGGCCAGCATCAGCAGAGGCTCAAGCTCTTGGTCAGTTTGGACAGCAAGCTCTTCAGGGCGGTCAACGTGCAGCGTCGGGTGTTGAGCAAGCGTTGCAACAGCAAGCCATGCAGCAACTAGGTTTTCAAGCTGCTGGAGCTTCCCCAGAGGAGCAAGCCCTTCAGCAACGTATTGGTGGTTTAGTTGCAGATGCAGGAACACTTTCTTCGGCGCAAAGACGCCAAGGTGAACAGGAAGGATTAGCTCTTAGTGTAAGACAAGGAAGGGGCAGGGATATGTCTGCTGTGGCTAATGTTCAAGATCGCTTGGCCGAAGCCCGTAAAGCTGATGAGGTCCAAGATCTTATGACCGCACAACAACTTATTGGTCAGCAGCAAGCCATGCAACAAGCTAGGACAGCCGAAGAGTTGCAACGCATGGGAATGGGTGGTCAGTTTGCAGGACAAAGCGAGGCATTGGCTCAACAGAGGTTGGCTGAAGAAAGAGCCTTGCAGCAAATGGGAGTTGGAGCCGCTGGAACTGCTGCTGGTTTACAAGCACAGCAAGCTGGTTTGCAACAACAGGCTTTGCAAGCTGCTGGTGGACTAGCTGGACAGAGAACTGGTCAGGCACAGCAAGCCCTTGGTGCAGCAGGAAGCTTAGAGCAATCTAGATTGTCTCAACAGCTACAAGGAACCGGACTGGCTCAGAACATTGCTCAAGCTGGTTTTGCTTCAGATATGGCTGGAAGAGAGCAGCAGCTTCGGGAGTTGGGAATGGGAGCACAGGAGGCAGCTCGTTTTGCACAGCAGCAGGCTCAACAAGATGCAATGCAAGGTCAGATTATAGGGCAGCAAGCAGGTCTTGCTGGTCAACAAGCAGCCTTTGCGGGTGCAGAAGCCGGGCTTGCCGGACAACAATTTGCACAACAAGCTGGCATTGAGCAGCAACAGTTTCAGCAACAGGCTCAAAGAGATGCGGCATTGGCTAGTTTATTCGGCCAGCAAGCCGGTATGGAACAACAGCAATTTGCTCAACAGCAAGCATTGGCTGGACAAGCCGACGCTCGTTTGGGTCAAGCATTTCAAATGCAAAGGGTTATGGGTCCAGACGTTGGAGCGTTCTTTGGTCGCCCTGCTTCTCAAGCTGAAGGACTGCAAGTTCTTGGTATGGGTCAGCAACAAGCAATGTACGGAACCACTCCACAAGCAACCGATCCAATGTTGGGTGTCAATATGGCTCTACAGCAACAGGCTAATCAGACAGCTCTGGATGCTGGAGCAATGAGTGCATCAGCCCAAGCTCAAGGTGGATTGATGAGTGGTCTTGGATCTATAGGAGGGGCCATTTTTGGTGGTCCCATTGGAGGCTTTGGTTCACAACTAGCATCAAAGATTTTTTAATTAGGAGATAATTATTATGGCAGTATTAGGTAGCACAGTTGATCCCCGGTTGGGGGCCGTAAACCCTGCGGCAATACAGGCACTCTCACAAGCTGGAGCGGCAACGGGGCAGATGTACCAAAATCTTGGTCAGTCTGTTTCTGGTGTACTAGAGGATGTAGAATACAACAAGAAGGGGAGGAAGAAGTATGAGGTTCTTATGGGTTCTGCTGATGCTACGGCTAAAGCTCTTAATTTAGATCCAGGCTCTGTTAAGTCTCTTGTTGAGTCTGCTGGTCCTGATTTAAATGCACTAGAATCTTTGGAAAAATCCTATCTTGGTCCAGCTTTGTTGGGAAGGGCCGACACTAGGAATCAGATAGAACAGGCTACCACCATCAACGAACATCGTTACGATCTTGACGACAAAAGGACAGCACAAGCTCAGGCATTCACGGCGAGTGAAAACGAAAAAGATAGAAGGTTTAAACTCAATGTCATGGATAAGGACTTTGAGAATACAAAGACAAGGGATGAGTATCTAAACGATCTCGCCAATGAGTCATACGAGTATCAACAAAATGTTTTAAATTCAGCAAAGCTACAATTGCAAGAGGGTTTAAACACTCTTTCTTTGGATCAACAAAAAGCAAAGTTTACTCTAATTAACGATCTTGAAGACAACCTTTTAGAAAGAAAAATAAAACAAGATTTGGCAGCTTACACTGAATATCGGGAAAAGATTGGAAATAGCTTTAATACGGAAGAAAGAAAAAAAATTCACAGAGAGTATGCAAGTAGGTTTGACGCACTTGGAACAACCCTTCCCGATTTGTCAGATACGGTTATGTCTATGAAAGACTTAAACTACAGACGTGACAATAATGAAGCACTTCCAGCTTTGCCCCAAAATCTTTCTAACAGAATAACGGAGACAGAATATCACACAATGCTGATAGCAGCTAATGGTGGTTTGACCTTTGAAGATATGGGAATGGAGGGAACAATGGCTAATCAGACTGACGCAAACCTTGCCCAGATAAACCGAAATATTTATGAAGAAATTAGAAAGAAGATAGAGGGCAAGGAGTATTCCAAGCCGAATGATCGCTACCAAAAGAAATACATTGGTGGTTCAGCCGCTTACATGGGTCGGGTTGGTGAACTTGGTGCTCCTGTTGCTTTGCAAGTCATTGTTGATGACAGAATGAAACCTGGGTTTTGGGCTGATTTAATTCCTTGGGCAGGTGATCCAACTACCAAAAGATTAGCATCTATTTTGGAAAGAATTGGTTCTCGCAATACTGCAGAGCAAGTGATTAACGAGCCAGCTTCACAAAACTAATGCCCTTTACTACCGTCAACCTAAAGTCTGGTCAGTCTGTTCGGGTTGAGCATTCGGAAGATGCTACCAGAGATGAAATTGTTCAACTAGCTAGGGAAGATGCCGCAGCTCAAGCTGCTGCTCCCCGAAGTGGTGGTTCCCTTGCTAGAACCGGCCTTGGCATTGCCGGTGAAATAGCCGTTGGCGAAAGTGCCAAGCTAGGAGGAGCCGCCGCAGGAGCCACCATAGGGGCCGCAGGTGGCCCGTTGGGAATGGCCGTAGGAGGAGGCATAGGGTATTTGGTGGGAGCCATTTCTGGGGGTCTTGGAGGCTCTTATTTCAGGCAGAAGATGTCACGCCCTGGGGAAGATTTGTCCCAAGGAGAAATGGTTGCCGACACTCTGATTAATCTTATTCCTTTTGGAGCAATTGGAAAGGGTGCTAGCCTAGCTACGAGAACAGCCCAACACGCAGCTTTGGGTGGAGCCATTGGAACCGGAGCAACTGCTGTTGAATCCGTCATAGAACAGGGAACCTTGCCCACTTTGTCTGAACTTGCCAAAGCAGGAATAACATCTTCTGTTCTTGGTGCTGGCTTTGGTATGACAGCAGAAAGATTTGCTAAAAGCTACGAGAAGTTTGCTGGACGCAGACCCGAACGCATGATGGATGCGTTACGCAAAAAAGACCCAGATGCTGTAGACCTAGCCAATGCTGCTGAATCTTCTGCACTCCGCAACGCTAAACAAACAAATCAAAAGATGCAGCAGGAAATACTGAATCGACGCGAGCAGTTTGACGACGATTTGATCAGGCTTTTGCAAGAACAAGACCAATCTGGCGGTGGAATATACGCTGGAACAGGAAGGCTTAAGGTTGAGCCAGATGTGTTTGTTACGAAAAAAGGAAAAAACAAAGGAGAAATAATAGAAGAGGGAACGGATGCTTACAGAGCTTTGCGTTTATCTAGGCCAATAGCTGAAAGAAGGATGAATAAACTGGATTCCGAGTTCCAAGGATATACGGATTCTATAAGACAGGCATCCAGCAAAGCTAACCTAAATCCTATGCAGCTTAGTAATAGGATAGATGAGTATTTACACGCTAAATACGCTCCAACATATAACAAGAAGGTTAAGTTTGATGGTGGTGCTGGTGTTAGTGTTCTTGGTAACGAGATGACAACTGCGAACGCCAAGAAAATAGTAAAGAAATTTGATGCTGATGTCCTTCCGTTTGCATCTAGTGCTGTAAAACAAGCTCAAAAACTTTCATCTGACATAGCTGAAACTTTGTATGAAGGTAAAATAATAAACCAAACTACATACAATCAGTTTAAAGAGAATCCAGACTATGTTCCTTTGCAAAGATTGCTTGATGATTCTTTAGATCCAGATCAAGCAGGAAATTTTTTCTTTAGTAGGGCTGTATTTAAACCAAGCACACTCAAAGAAGTTAAAGGAAGTGCGGAGCTTGAGGCTTCTATTACGAAAAATCTGGTTACGGCCAACATAGAGGCAATAAAGCTAGCCGAAGCCAACAAGGCTAATTTGGTCTTTAAGAGACTTTTGGAAGATCCAGCCAATAAGGAAAGAGCTGGTGACATTGTTAAGGTTCGGAAAGAAACAGCTTCTGGCAGAAATTTCACAAAAGATACTCCTGTCATAACCGTCTTTGATCCATCAAAACCTTATACAGTTACAAAAACAATTGGTGGCGAAAAGGTGAAGCAACCATCGATTAAGTATTATTTAGATTTTAGCGAGGGAGTGGCTCCAGAACTTGGGTCTGCTGTTAGGGGAGTGAATAAAAACGATATGGGTAGCTTAATGAAGGGCTCTTATGCCATAAATAAATATCTTGGTGCTATATATACCGGATATAACCCATCATTCATGCTTCCCAATCTTATGCGTGACCGTGTTGTTAGTGCTTTGAATACATATAGAAATTTGGATTCATCAGCTTTGACATCTGTTTTAAATCCAAAAGGCACATATCAAGAAATAAACGTAATAAGGAAAAAACTTTTTGGTCAACCTCTTCAGGGTCAAGAAAAACGATTAGGTGCTTTATATGAAAGATTTGTTGCTGACGGTGGATCGGCTGGAGGTATAGCTACAGACACTCTTAGACAGATACAAAAAGACGTTAAGGATTTTGATTTTTCTAATAAAAGCACCACCAAGAAACGAGTTGCTGCTTTTAACAATTTTGTAAGGAAGGCTAATGAAATGGTTGAAGATTCAACCAGATTTAGCGTTTACCGAGCAAGTATTCAAGGAGGAAAAAGTGGAAAGGATGCGGCTATGGCGGCTCGCAATGCCAGTTTTGATCCAAAACAAAAGGGAACTCGCGGCGAGCAGCTTAGAGCTTTATATTTGTTTTCAAATCCTAGTATTCAATCGACCAAGAACTTTTGGAGAAGTTTGAAAGACCCCAAGGTTTTTAAACCAGTGTTGGCCGCAACACTTGGAACTGCTGTGTTGATTGAGACATACAACTCCATTATCGATCCAGACTGGAGAAACAAAGTAAAGGGTGGACCGGATAAGAGCGAGTGGAGACTGAACAAGAATCTGGTAGTGCTTAATCCATTCAAGAGTGAGGATGGAAGCTTGTCTTACTCTCAGTTCCCTTTGGCCCATGAAATTTCCCCAATATGGACTGCTTCAAATGGCATTGCCCGAATGATGCACAATCAAAGCTATAAGGCTGGTGCAGCAGCAGGGTTGCTAGACGCAGAGGAACTGGCAGCGATGCCTGGAAGGTTGGATTCAACCGATCAGATAATCAAGGGTATAGGTCAAAGCATCCTAGATGGATACAATCCGACTGGGGGCAGCTTGATACCAACTGTACCAAGGAGAATCTTAGAACTCACATCATTGAACAAGGATGGTTTGGGTAGAGAGATTGTTCCTGAGTATTTGATGGATCAGAACATGGCGGCATATGCTAAGGTAAATCCTTGGACTGCAAAAACTGTGGGTGGTGAAATTGCCATTGAGCTTTCCAAGGAACTAGAAAATCTTGGTGCTCCTGTATCCCCAGAAAAACTTCTCTATATGTTTCAGACTGGCTTTGGTGGTGCGGGAACTGAAACATTAAGGTTGTTTGATGTTACAAGTAAGCTGTTTAATCGGGAAGAAATTAAAGCTAACGACGTTCCAATCTTCCGAAGATTCTTTGGTTCAACTTATGCAGATGGGTTTGAGCAACGCACCGGTATAGAGCCCGATCTAAAATTGTTTGAGTATGAGCAAAACACTCAGAACTCTTTAAACAGCCAAGAAGCCTTTGATGTAATCACTAGATTGCAAAGCATAGACGATCCACTTGAGAAGCAAATGGCTTTGCAGACTGAACTGTCGGCTTCTAACAAGTCGGTTCAACGCAGAGTTAGAAAAATGCTTCAAGACAAGCAGCGTGGAATAACTAGGGGCGACAAGGATATTAGGAGGCTAGGAGTTGAGAACGGAAACAGAGCTAGATTTTACCAGTCTCAAATTGAACGCATCCCACCTGCATACGTAAGTCAATTTATCCAAGAGCAAAAAGATAAAGGGATTTTGACTGAGAGCGTGGAAAATCAATTAAGGATTAGGAACGCATTGGAATCAATTGCACCTGCTTCAGTGATAAATGAAAACTAAGACTATATATATGCTAGGTGGTAAAAATTACAAAGGCCACAAGCACTTCAAAAACGGACGTTGGTTCACTGGGAAAACTCCAAACTCTTCTAGCAAGCCACTTTCCGTTCAGGATAGGGTGATTGCTGGTTCTAGGAAACGCATCTCCTACTAAAAAAATAAGGGCCGAGAATGACCTCGGCCCCGACGGGTTTAATGAAAGGTGAAAAAGATAAAACACCTTTTCCAAAGATTACTCTTCTGGATTACCGTCTAAATTTTCTTCTTCCTTTGGTGGATTGAGTTGGTTGTCTAACTCTTCACACTGCTCATCGCTCATTTCGTCGATAGTTTTGGAAGCTTTTGCCTTTAGAACATTGGCACATCCCACAACAGTCAACGACGAAGTTAATAAATCTTTCACATGATCTATTGTTGCTGTGTTTATCAGGTAGTTAGCGTAGTCTTGTTTTAATTTATCTAGGTCCATTATATAGCTTTCTTGTTTTTGTTTTTGTCTCGGTGGATGGATGCTAACAGCAGTGCTGCGTAGCCGATGATGTCCATTAAAGTATCTTCAACTCCCTCGTCTTTAACAATAAGGGTTCCGCTTTTGTAATATGTTTTTAGTCTTCCAAACTTGTCCCCCATTCTTACGGCCAGCCCCCTCTTTGCATCCACACCAAAGTCATTGGCTGCATCAAAATTTGCAAGGGCATTGTCTGAGTCTGAGGTGTAATCATGGTTCTTTTCTAATAAAACTTTAAGCATCTGCTCAAATAGTTTCACTACAAATTTTCTAAGTTCATCTTTGTTCATAGCTCTATAAATTTAACCAAGTGCATGGGAGACATATAGAATGATTGCACCATATCTTCATAACGTGAGTCTTTTTTAGTTTCGCAATACCAGCTCTTATGTGAGCTTCCCTTTACAATTGCTGCATGGGTTTCTCTTTTGTTTAAATAGTAATATCTATATGGCCTTGGCTTTGCTCTGTCAAATGAATGTTTAGCACACACAATAAATTTAGAACCGAAGGGCCAGTCGGATTTTCCGGTAAAATCAACGCCTAGCTTTTTCACTTCAACCCTTTGACCAACATACAGGTCTCCGTCATCGGCAAACTCCTCCCACTCCTCATGTGATGGAGCGACAAAGGTTGGTGGTATGTTCACCGGATAACCCATCGAGCTGATGTGGTTTGCAATTTTCCAAACTGGCCCGTGACTTTTGGCTAGGTGCTTTTTGAATCTTTCATTGTCGTTCATTTCTTTTTTCTCTTTGCATTCTCTTCCTTTGTCTTGGCCTTGTGTGCTTCCTTGCTAACTGCCTGCAAGTTTTCTTTACCGCAGAACAATCTAGGAAGAAGCTCGTTCCAATTGTACCCAAGATATTTAGTTTTGCGTCCCCACTTTTCGGGGATTACTGGCTCGATGTGATCAACCTGCATCTCCTTTGCCGGAAAAAGTTTGTTGGTAATGGCACAGCGGTACATCTTCCGCATCCTTCCGGTCTTAGGGTTCTTCTGGCTTTCAACAAACGACTCATTGAGTGTTTGATATTTGGGAGCCCACCTCCTAGTCCCCGATCTAACACAGGACATCATAAAAGATCTTAGTCTAGCCTCAGTCCAAACCTTCATTTAAAATGTTCCATGCTGTTGCTGCCACTGCTGATACCTGTCCGTTTCCAATGGCTTTAAGTCTGTCCACCCTACGGGCCACCCCATTAGCCACTCTACCCACGGCGGGTTCAATCTGCCAGATCCCTCGCTCTTCAACATTGTTTTCGGTAATGTTTGATAGGCACTTTTGGTTTGGTTCACGTTCTTTGCATCCTGTGCCTGAGGCGTGGGCCACATCTGGCCTGGATTCCAGTTGTTCTGAGCAACCTCCAACAAATTCTTCGGGCCGTTTGTGTTTGCATTTTTGTTCGGAGCTTCTGGCATGGTTGTTGGAGTGGGAATCATGTACTGATGAGTGGTTTGCAAGTACCCACATCCTGTTTCTCTTATGGGGCGCGCCGACGTGCCAAGCTCCCAACACGCACCATTTTGCATCATACCCCAATTCGGACAAGTCTCCGAGGACAACGTCAAGCCCACGCTTCCGCAATAACGGGGAGTTTTCCGCGAAGACAAACTTAGGCCGTACCTCGTCAATGATTCGTGCATATTCTTTCCATAGTCCCGAACGCTTTCCTGCAATTCCGGCTCCCTTTCCTGCTGAACTGATGTCTTGGCAGGGGAATCCTCCGCAAATAACATCAACTGTTCCTCGCCAGGGCTTCCCATCAAAGGTGCAGACATCGTCCCAGATGGGGAACTTGGGCAGCACCCCGTCTCGCTGTCGTTGCAGCAAGACCTGTCTTGGATACTCTTCAATTTCAACAGCACATACTGTGGTATGTCCGAGAAGCTGTCCACCGAGGATACCTCCCCCTGCTCCTGCAAAAAGGTGTAGCTCATTCATCTTCTGCGTAATTTTTAAGCTCTCGCTCTACCATTTCCTCTAAAATTTCAGTGCTCAGGTGGCACGTGCTGCCCTTCGCGTTAGCAGCTCCGAGAATCTCGATGCGTCCCTCAAAGCCGGGGTGATCAATTGTGCGAGGCTCGGAAGCCTCAATTGCATATGTGATGTAGAAGGTCTGCCCTTCTCCATTAGTAATCTCTATTTTTCTTTCCATACTATCTATTTTTCATTGGTTTTAGTCTCTGTCAGGGCTTGTTTTGCCCAATCCCTCATGCTCTCGCGAAGGGTCTGCATTGCCTCGCGTTGTTTCTCTCTTCTCTTGTCGATCCAAGCTTCTTCCAGTTCTGATTCTTCTTCTTTTGTCATAGTGTTTATGTGGTTAAGTTGCACTCGCCAGGATTAACCTGATCTTCAACAGATCTGTATATCGAGTGCTATGTGTGTGTGTGTGTGTGTTTTTCATACTTTATTATTGTTAGCTTTTATTTATTGTGCATCTTATTAACCAAGTCATAGAACATGAAGCAACTGATGGCATCATCCAGTGCCTTGGCCTGTGCCTGCTCAGTCCATGTTTTAACATGGGTGTCTCCGTTGTTAGTGTTGATGATCACAGTGTGGATTGGCGGGTCATAGTCTAGGTAGCTGGCAAGCCTCACCATCCTAGATTCTGCTGCTAGTTGCATAGCGTCCTTGTGATATGCCTTGCGGGTAATGTCCTGATGCTCTGCCACCTCCCTTGTTTTGTAGTCAAAGAGGGCAAGCTTGCCATTGTGTACGGCCAGTAGATCAATTGTTCCTGCTGTGTTAAATTCTTGGTCACTGTTGGAAACAACTCCCTCAACTTCCACAACTTCTAGGTCTTGGTCATCTGCCCATTCAATGAAAGGCATTACAAATGGTTCCCAGGATTGGGGACACTGACCCCCGCAAATGGTAGTTTCCAAATGCTTGTGGCATTCGGTTCCCCAAGAAGATGATGTAACCTCCTCACCCGTCTTCGGGTGAACCCTCATTCCCCACATCATCTCAATGATTTTATCTTCATCGAGGTGTGGGTGTTCCTTGGTAAGCTCGATGGCTTTCTTAGTCCTCCAAGTTTCAAAGAAGAAATCTGGATACACTTTCAGCTTCTCAGTAACACTAGCAACGATGGCCTTGCCACTGTTCTGGGATTCCCTCCTTGCTTGGAAGGGAGTGGACAGGTCATCCCGAAGGAAGCCTGAGTCTTTTTTGATTTCATAAAAATGTGCCATAATATAAAGCGGGGGCCGGAGCCCCCGCAGTTTAATTAGAATGGTGCTCCTTCTTCCTGAACCAAATCTCGGCCCTCTTGGATAGCTTCCCTCACTTCTAGCAAGTCCTTTGCAATGGAGAATACAATGTATTTAAATTGCTCACTGTATCCATTGCTCTTGAACGTGCTATCTTGTACTGCCGCTTGGCAAGCTTGGTTTATGCAAGCTTGAATGGCAATCTCTCTTCCCTTGTCTACTCCGCTATTATTGGAGTAGTTCGGTCGTTTGTAGAACGTCTCGGTTCCATCCTTGGACTGATGTCCGGTGTACCCTTGACTGTCCTGTGGAATATCTCTTGGTATTGAGATTTTCCATTTGGTGTGACCCTTCGGGGTCTTGTATGTTGAGTCGGTAGCCTCTACTGTGGCTCCCACCTCTGCCCAACGAGGGGCTTTGCTTTTGCCGTTGGCAACTCCTTTTGTGCCATCGTCAAATTCTAACCAGAATCCCCAGAGATCCCCGTTAGGTGTGTTTCTTGGTTCGTCTCCCATGAGACGCACTGTTTTTATGGTTTTTATTTGTGACATATTATTTAGTCTACGTTGTACCAATACTCATCCTCTGGTGAGAGGGTGGACATTGGGCTTGTTTGGAATAGTCGGGTTTTGGTATCAAACCAAAGGTCGCGACTAAAGTTGACCCCGCTGTTGCGTTGCTTGAAGCAGGTGAAGGTGCTGTCTCCTTGCTTCTTATATTTGTCCTGCTCTTCAGCACTTCCGTTGGACATGACCAGTTCCTTAGCAGTGTTGCGGTGCATACTGCATATGGTGTGGCTAGCCTGAGACAGTTCTTGACTGCCAAGGATAGATCCAGGGCTGGTAGGGGCATACTTAGTACCCCCATTCTCTTTACTTTTTGCATCGGCGTGAGCTATTAGGACAATTGAAAGCTGATGCTTCACGGCTGTCCTAGCTAAGTCTTTAGCTATAAGACCCTGTTGTTCAAAGTCAAGCTTCGGTGCAAGATAGCTGAAGCTGTCTATCATAATGGTATTTATTCCATACTTCTGCTTGGCTAAAATTATCTCGGACTTGAGACCGTCCCAATTGTTTCCACGGTTTTGGAAGTTGGTGTCATCAATGAAGTATATGTTCTCTCCAAGTTCATCAGCAACTTGAGAACACTGCTCATGTTTGGGTTCCTCTCCAAGGAGCTGTGTTCCTAGTTGAAGCATCATGTTCTCAATGGGAACTTCAAAGGATACGGCCATGCACTTCGTTCCTGTGCTGGCTAGGTGTAGCAGTAGCTGATATGCTATCTGGCTCTTGCCTGATCCTGGAATACCAATAATGGTAAACAGTTCACTCTCCCTGAGACTGAGAGGCATATCTTGGAAGCACCAGTTCTTCCACTCCCTCTCCCTCTCTTGTTGGGTGACACAATCCTGCATCTGCAACACAAAATCATTGGGCCTCACCAAAGCCTCCGGCTCGTTGCCCTTGGCACTATCCATGAGATTCTTTAGATCGTCCTCAGTGGGGTGATCCTTGACCAGCCAATCGTTTACATCATTGTGTGGCTCCGGTATCTCAATACGGTAGCAGCGGTCTGCTGAGAGCCTCTGAGAGAGTTTGATAAACATCTGCTGACCTGCGTCATCCATGTCGCTGGCAACGTAGATGCGTTCCATCCTAGTCAGCATCTCAAAGCAGTTCTCAATCCACCCGTGGTTACTGGCTGATGGTACAGCAATGACTGGAATGTTACTCTCCTTCTGCATTTGGTGCAGGGACATACAATCAATCTCACCCTCGCAGATTATTAGTTCCCGGTCATCCTCCCCGACTAGGTGCAGTCCAAACGGTGTGTTGAATACAGGTTGGGTGGAATAGATTTGTTTCTTGTTCCCGATGCGGGTGATGCACGTGTATTTGAGCATCCGGCAACGACCCTCGGTGTCATAGAGCGGGGCTCCCCACCAGTGAGAGCCATTCTTCTCCTCGGCAAAGATGTTGTACTTACCAAGGGTGCGTTCGTTGATCCCCCGCTTCTCAACCATATACTTGTGAACCTCGGAGCCTCTTAGCGCAGTGTCTGGAATCTCCTTAATTTCCACCCTGTCCTCCTTCTTGATTGTTCTAATCTGCTCAAATCCACAAAATTTGAGAGCCCATCTCATCGTCTCGGAGAACGATCCACCCAGCTTGCGGTGGCACAGCTCTAAGATGTTACAACTCTCCCCAGTCTGGTGATCCTTGGCAACATAAACACTACTGTTCTTGGCCTTGAACACATTACAAGACCGTCCCTCAACATCACC